TTTTGTTCAAAAAGATAGTATGGATGGATCGCAACCCATTGTAGGTGGCGGTTACTATGGATATTCTGTCGATTTTGACGGAACTGTTCGTAATGATTATGAACTGATCACCCGTTATAGGGAGATGGTTCTGCAACCCGAGTGTGATAGTGCAGTCGATGATATCGTAAATGAAACAATTTGCGGAAACTTTGATGATGTACCTGTTGAGGTTGAGTTATCCAATCTCAAACAATCGGAAAAAATTAAAAAATTAATCAGAGACGAGTTTGCTGAAATTCTTCGTCTTCTTGATTTTGACAATAGATCCTATGAGATCTTTCGTCGTTGGTATGTAGATGGTAGATTGTTTTACCATAAAGTAATTGACCCTGCAAATCCTAGGGGTGGTCTTACAGAGTTACGCTACATTGATCCTCGTAAGATTCGCAAGGTAACTGAGTATGAGCAAAAGCGTCCAGAGCAACTGCGAGGTCTTGATCTCAATACTCAACTGACTCAGAAATCTGCGGAATATTTTCTGTATAACCCTAAGGGTCTGAAGAATTCTACGAATCAAGGTATTAAAATTGCTTCTGATTCCGTTACTTATTGTCATTCTGGTATTCAGGATCTCAATAAGAACATGACTCTTAGTCACCTACATAAAGCAATCAAAGCAGTTAACCAACTGCGAATGATTGAGGATTCTTTGGTTATCTACAGATTATCCAGAGCACCTGAGCGTAGAATTTTCTACATTGATGTTGGTAATCTTCCCAAGAATAAAGCGGAACAATATCTCCGTGAAGTTATGGGACGTTATCGTAACAAACTTGTATATGATGCTAACACGGGTGAGATCAAGGATGACAAGAAGTTCATGTCCATGTTGGAAGACTTCTGGTTACCCCGTCGCGAGGGAGGGCGCGGCACTGAAATTACTACCCTCCCTGGCGGGCAAAACCTCGGTGAATTGGAAGATGTAAAATACTTCCAGAAGAAGCTCTACAAAGCTTTGAACGTGCCCTCATCGAGACTTGAAACTGAGACTACATTTAATATCGGTCGTGCTGCTGAAATTACTAGGGACGAAGTAAAGTTCCAGAAATTTATTGCACGTCTCCGTAAGAGATTCTCAGAACTCTTTATGGATCTGCTCAAAACTCAACTTATTCTCAAAGGCGTCATGTCTATTGAAGAGTGGGAAGACATGAAAGAGCACATTCAATTTGACTTCATCGCGGACAACTACTTCACTGAACTGAAGGAAATTGAAATCCGTAATGAAAGAATGAATCAAGTGAACACCATGGATCCTTATGTCGGCAAGTATTTCTCTATTGATTATATGCGTCGTCAAGTCCTGAAACAAACAGAACAGGAGATCAAGGAAATTGACAAACAAATCGATTCTGAACGAGAAGCAGGTCTTATTGTTGATCCAATGGCAGAGATGGATCCCTCTATGGATCCTGGCAATGCACCACCTGCAGACGACATGTCCGCTCAAGAGGCACCCGCAGTAGACGCGGGAGATCTCAAGAGGGGAGAATTCTAAATAATAAATAACAATGTGAGGGATTATTATGCCTAGCGAAATTGCACAACAAATTGTCAAACAAATTTTCGGAGACGATAAAGCGAAAGCGATTGATTCCGTAAATGATGCTCTGAGTGCAGCTGCATTTGACGCAATTCAAGCACGAAAACTTGAGTTCGCACAGAGTATGGGTTTTGAGTTAGATGATACCGCGCAAGATACTGCAGATGAAATTGCAGATAATTTGCCCGATGAGTCTGAACAACCTGAAACTGTAGAAGTTGATGGACGTAAACCTGAAGACCCCCCCGCTGCTGAATTAGAAACCGAAGAACAACCTGAGGAACAAACCGATGAGACTGATAGCTGAAGAAATTACATCCGTCGATTTTCTCTGTGAAGAGAAGGAAGGCAAAAAGAATTACTTCATTGAAGGTATCTTCCTGCAATCGGAAATTAAAAACCGTAATAACAGGATGTATCCTCAGAAAACTTTGGCACGAGAAGTTGCTAAATATGATGAGAACTACATTCAAAAAGGGCGTGCCCTTGGTGAATTAGGTCATCCTGATGGTCCTTCCATCAATCTTGACCGCGTTTCTCACAAGATTCTTTCTCTTAGAGAAGACGGGAATAACTTTATCGGTAAGGCAAAGTTACTCGAAACTCCTATGGGTAAGATCGCAAAAGACCTCTTAAGTGAGGGAGTGCGTTTGGGTGTTTCATCCAGAGGCATGGGTTCTATCCGTAAGGAAGAGAACTGTAATGTGGTAATGGACGACTTCATGCTTGCAACTGCTGCTGATATCGTCGCTGACCCCTCAGCACCTGATGCTTTCGTTGATGGAATCATGGAAGGTAAAGAGTGGGTTTGGGATAATGGTATCCTAAAAGAGTCTGCAGTAGCAGAAATTAAACAAGAAATTGATCAAGCAACACTGATTAATATCCAAGAGCGCAAGATTTCCGCGTTTGAGGCGTTTTTAAAGAGTTTGTGATTTATAAATAAATAAAGACAACGCAAAGTATAACGGAGTTTTACAAATGTCTGAGACCCTCGATAAAGAGTTAGATAACATGGAGCAAGTGGACGAAGGCTCTAACCCTGTCACCAAGAACGCAAAACCTGGTGATCCTATTGACACCTCGAAAGGTGGTGCAACCAAAGTTATCGACGTTAACACCGATTCGGAAGAAGGTGCTAAAGGTACGAAGAACGCTGGTGCAAGTGCTGCAGGCGCAGTCAAGCACGAAGGTTCTAAGTCTTTGAGCACAAAACCTTCTGCCGCATCCGCTAAAATGGAGGATACTGAGGATGGCGAAGAGGAAACAATCGCTGAAACCAAGTACGACTTTACTGAAGATGTTAACGCTCTTGTCGCTGGTGAGGAACTCTCAGAAGAATTCAGAGAACGTGCAGTAACGATCTTTGAAGCAGCAGTAACAGCTCGCGTTAACACTGAAACTAAAGCGTTGCAAGAAGCATTTGAATCTACTCTGACTGAAGAAGTCGAGAAGGTTCAAAAAGAATTGGCCGAGAAGGTAGACGACTATCTGACTTATGCCGCCGACACCTGGATGAAGGAGAATGCTCTCCAGATCGAGCACGGCATTAAGACTGAGATGGCAGAGTCGTTCTTCAACGGTCTCAAAGGTCTTTTCATGGAGCACAATTTCAGTGTTCCTGAGGAGAAGTTTAACCTGCTGGATGGAATGGCAGGTGAGCTTGATGATATGGAAGCTAAACTCAACGAGCAAATCGACACCAATGTTGCTTTGAACAAGCGTATTGGTGAGTTTGTCAAAATGGAGATTGTGAACGAATGCGCTACGGGACTCGCTGAGACCCAGAAGGAGAAGCTCGCTTCTCTCGCAGAGGGTGTTGAGTTTGAAACTGAAGAAGATTTTCGCAAGAAAGTCGAAACGATTAAGGAATCCTACTTCACTAGAAAGGCTGAACTTACAGAGTCTGTAAGCGAACCCACCGAAGAAGCATCGGAACCCCTTGTCGAAGAAACAGTTAGCGGATCGATGTCGAAGTACGTCGATGCAATCGCTCGCTGGTCCAAATAATTAACAACTACTTAACTCGGAGTAAAAATCAAATGGCTGATTTAAAGCAACTCCAAGAGAAGTGGGCACCCGTACTGAATCACGACGCTCTCCCTGAGATCGAAGATTCCCATAAGCGCGGCGTTGTTGCACAACTCCTGGAAAACCAAGAAAAAGCACAAGTCGAAGAGGGTAATATCCTCAATGAGACTTTACAAACAACTGGCTATACTGGCGGCAGCACAGCAACTGGTCCTGTTGCAGGTTTCGACCCTGTACTGATCTCGCTGATCAGACGCTCTATGCCCCAACTGATCGCTTACGATATCGCAGGCGTTCAACCGATGACTGGTCCTACTGGACTGATCTTCGCAATGCGTACCAACTATGGCGCAGAGCGTCATCCTGCAGCATCTGGCTACGACGAAGCATTCTTCAACGAGCCTAACGCAGGTTTCTCTGGTGGTCCTGGCGCATACGATCCTGGTGCATCTGATGCTACCAACGATGCTCAAGGCAACAACCCTGCACTCCTCAACGATTCCCCCGCTGGAACCTATGAGCAGGCAGACGATGCAACTGGTATGACCACTGCAACTGCTGAAGCACTTGACGATTCCTCTTCTAACACGGCATTCCGTGAGATGGGTTTCTCGATCGAGAAGGTCACTGTTACTGCAAGAAGCCGTGCGCTGAAAGCAGAGTACAGCATCGAACTCGCACAAGACCTGAAGGCGATTCATGGTCTGGATGCTGAGCAAGAGCTTGCTAACATCCTCAGCACTGAGATCCTTGCTGAAATCAACCGCGAAGTTGTTCGTACCATCTACACCAATGCTGTTGCTGGTGCTCAGAACAACACCGCTACCGCTGGTAAGTTCGACCTCGATGTTGACTCCAACGGCAGATGGTCTGTTGAGAAGTTCAAAGGTCTCCTGTTCCAGATCGAAAGAGATGCTAACGCAATCGGTCAGCAAACTCGTAGAGGGAAGGGCAACATCCTGATCTGCTCCGCTGATGTCGCTTCGGCACTTGGCATGGCAGGCGTTCTGGATTACTCCCCTGCTCTGAACGGTAACAACGCTCTGACTGGTGTTGATGATACTTCCAGCACTCTGGTTGGTACTCTCAACGGTCGCATCAAGGTCTATGTTGATCCTTACTCTGCAAACGTTGCTGACAAGCACTTCTACGTTGCAGGTTACAAGGGTACTTCTCCTTACGACGCAGGTCTGTTCTATTGCCCTTACGTTCCTCTTCAGCAGGTTCGTGCAATTAACCCTGACACCTTCCAGCCCAAGATCGGATTCAAGACTCGCTACGGCATGGTCTCGAACCCCTTCTCCCAGGGTCTTACCCAGGGCAGCGGCGCACTCACCGCTAATACTAACAAGTATTATCGTCGTGTTCAGGTTGCAAACCTCATGTGATAAATATTCCCTAGTTCGGGATGGAGGGGACCTTCGGGTCCCCTTTTTTTTGTTAACAAACTTTCATGTAGTAATGAATACAAAAATCACATGTTGTTTAGAGGAGTCAGAAAACGCACACATTGAATATAAGTAGTAATAGAATTAAGCGAGGTGGAAAAATGATCCCTACCCTTTCCTATATTATTGTTCCCAGTTATGGAGTGAGATCATGCACAACATCCTATCGCGTAATCAACTAGACGAATGGCGTCATTTTGAAGACACGATCGATGACTTAGACATCGAAAATGAGAAAATGAATGACTACTACGAGTGTCTGATTGAATGCGATCTATCAAATCAATCACAATGTAAACGTATCTGTCGCGGAGTTCTTATGTAACAAAACCCTATAAATACTCTTACCGTGTGAAGGAAGTGTAGAGGGGCATAAAGCCCCTCTTTTTTTATGCTAAATAAATTTATACCTGATATTTACATCATGGACTATAAACCATATTCCCCTGAGTGGCATCGTAAAAGATACCTGAAAGAAGCTCTGGACAAATATTTGGACGACTATGTTCCTAACGATCAAATTCGTGAGGATATCTTAGACATTCTAGGTGAAAGATCTGAGTCTGCATATGCTGACTGGAATAAAACAGAGGAACTAACTTCTATGTTAGACTCTAAATAACACTGTATCTGGTGTAGATTTATGCTTTCGACCGCGTACCGACTCAGGTTAGAGTCTATCTGTAGGTGCATCGCTAACAACGAAGAAGTCCCCCTAGAGGACATGATCTGGGCAGAAAAACTAGCAAAGTCTCATACGCTTGCTAGAGATTGGTTAAACAAAGCAAGACGCCAATCCAAAGGAATTCAAGAAGGTAGTATAGATGATTTTATGAATAGGATGGGATTAGGTGACCCCGACCCATCCAATCATAGAACGGGGTTTGATGGTGCTGATGAAATTGTAGATTGGTTCCAACGTGATAAACCTGATGACTGGAGGCAACGTGACTGAAAAGATTACTCCCGAGACATACGAAAAAATGAATGAAGAGTTTGAAGAGGAAGGTCTTGCTTTTCGAATCATTGTTCCTACCCAAGAAGAAATTGATGACTGGCAACAACGTAACTAAACTGAATATTGTAAATAACTTGGTAGAGAAGATTGCTGAACTCTTGGATGCAGAAGTTCATCGCTCTCTTTTGGTTGACTATAAAGGTACAGAAACAAGGAAAATTTCAATCACCTACAAAGACAAATGAAAGCAATTATCTACAGCAACGGCAACATGGAATCCGAGAGAGCACATGCTCTAATGGAAGCAGTTCATATGGATGATACTATTGTTTATCAACTCAATAAAGATTTTACTGAGTCACAGTTCCGTGACGAGTTTGGTGAAGAAGCATCTTATCCAATGATCGCTTTGGGAATGCAGCATCGTGGTACTCTTAAAGAAACACTTCATTTTATGAATACTAAAGGGATGCTTGTGTGAAGAGAAAGAGTGCATGGAGAGTCTGGGCGAAAGCATTGGGAGAAAAAAGTGGAAAAACAGACAGAGAATCTGATACTATTGCTGGCATACGCACCCTTATTTTTGTTTCTTACATGGTTACCAATGTGGCTATCGTTGCCAACGCTGTACGGCATTGGGACGATGTGAAAACTGTCCCACCTGTTGCACAATGCGATCAATCTCTGCTATAATTACAAGGTAACCAACGGAGGAGAATGAACACTCAGGAAGTAAAAGGAACGCTTGCTAAACTGCTCGCTACCGAGAACCTTACTGTAGAGCACCGCAAAGTAAGCACTGCCTGTTTTGACGTCGATAAACGTCTGCTCATCCTGCCTATCTGGAAGACTGCTTCTAGCACCGTCTATGACCTCCTGGTAGGGCATGAGGTGGGTCACGCCCTCTATACCCCTAACGAAGACTTCTCATCTGCTCCAAAGGATTTTGTGAATGTCCTAGAGGATGCTCGCATTGAGCGTATGATGAAGGTGACCTATCCTGGTCTTCGCCGTTCGTTCTTTGTGGGTT